AGCTCTTTATGAGGTGGCTCATTTAATGAGCTACAAAGGGTGTATATTTATCCACTAGTGCAACAATCAGTATTAAAGAGAGTTTGATGGAAAATCAGTCACAAGACCACGCCGATATGGCCGAAACCGCAGCACTCATAGACGCATACACCGCGCTTACTGATCAACAACGTGTTGCGATGCTTGGCCTGATGCAGGCTATGGCAGCCGCTAATGCAAACAAGCAGACATAAAGCAACGCCCTATCTCTTGTCGTAAAGGTCGTGATATTCGCGACTTGACAGATATCACAATTGTGATATTATTCGTCTGTGGTCGCTTTTGACCTACCGACCTGGCGGCACCAGGGCGCGACAGGAGTCCGACATGCAAGTACTGAACATCGTTACCGAAAACTTCGATCAAGAAAACACGTTCGCCATCGAGCTCGTTAAATTACGCCGCACGATCCGCGTCAAGTGCTCGGTCCGCAAGGATTACAAAGTCCAAGGCGACGGCATCCTCTGGGCCCTGCAGCACGGCGCAACGCTTAAGTCCCACTACAGCGCCAGGGACGTCGCAGAGCTCGACCGACTCAAGAACAACGAGCCAATCCGCAACGGCGACACCGTCCTGATCGAAGGCAAGCAGTACACGGTCCGCGTGCTTGGCGACTACAGCAACTGCGCGATCTTCGACCCGATCGCGGCCTAATCAGGGAGCAGCCATGAGAAAGACACTCAGCAATCTCATTACCACGCGGCCCTGGATCCGATTCATTGACGACGAGCGCGAGATCGGCAACAGCATCATCGTGACGCTCCGCGACGAGTACTGCTTCACCGACGACCCAGGCTGCGGCGTCCGCGGCTTCGACACCGTTGCAGAAGTTAAAACAATGACCAGCAAGACCAACGTTTACAAGGCATAGGGGGTTACATGAACACAACCAACACCACCGACTCGAAGACCATCCAGCTAGTAGTTCAATACGGCCGCCTCGCATTCCCGCACGGCGGCGCCTCCGAGGTCGACGGCAAAATCGTTTATGACTGTCTTAACTCGCCAACCACGCTCTCTTACAGTTACCCCGAAGGCGATTGCGACACGATCAAATGGCCCTTACCCCGTGCCAAAGCAAAGCGCGAGCGCGCCCTCGAGCAGCTTGCCGGCGCTCTCTTCGACGAGCGTGAATGCAACCCGCACTTCCCGGTCGACGCGACGATCACCCTGCCCGACGGCAGCGAGTTTGACTTTGACTTACTTGTTAAGTGACAGGAGAACTCAAGCATGAAACGTCAATTCCACCTTGCTTACAACGCACTCAAGAAGATCGGCGTGCCGGTCTATGTCCGTGACGACATGGGCGGCCGCTTCCAGATCAACGCAGAGCACCCCGATTCGTACAAGTGGGCCGACTACTACGCCTACAACCGAGAGGACTGGGAATTCGGGGTAAACCCAGCCGTCGACCAGGCGCTTAAGAAGTACGGCCTGTACAGCGAGTGGATAAACCCGGGAGAACTGGGCGTTTATGAGCTTTGATCTTTACAGCACAGGAGATATCACAATGGCTTATTCCCCTGCTCTGCAACAGCTAGTCTTGTCCAGACTAGACGACTCCATCCGCGACCTTAAATCGCTCGGCGATCCCGCGATCCGCGAGGAATACGCGCGCTCGGTCCTTACGCGCTACTTCCTTGGCCAGATCGATGAGTGCCAGCTCCCGCCCATGGCTCGCGCTTTCCTCAACTCGTACAGCAGGAACGTCGAAGCATGATCAAGATGAATGAGCTGCTGTACGCGAAGATGATCAAGATGCTTCTCGATGGCGCCTCGCATTACACGATCGTCGCAGAGACCGGTATTCACACCGCCACCGCGCGGACCTATCTGCGAGCGCTGCACAAACAGCGCGCAGTTCACGTCATTGGATGGATCAAGAACAGTCGAGGCGCCGACACGACGAAGATCTTCAAGATCGGCGACGGCAAGGACTTACCGCGAACCACGATGAGTCGGGCGGAGATTGCTAAGCGTTATAAATTTAAGCAGAAACTAAGAAAACGTATGCAGAAAGAACAATCCATTATTGAAAGGAGAACGTAATGGCTTACATCATCCGGGACGACGAGATCGTTCCAATCCCGATACAGCCAGGCAAGCGCGTGAAGATTGGCAGCGCCTACCAGGCGCCGAGGATTAACTACGTCGAGTACGACCAGCTATGGGTGCAAGACATCATGGCCTTCGGCAGGACGCCCTGGAGCTGGATCCGTTGGAAGGTGCCCGAGTGGTGTTTCTTGGCGGTCATCTGGTTTTCGGTTGTTGTTGTTCTAAATTTTGTCGGAAAGCGTTTCTTAACCTAGGTAAAAAACATGGTCAAAATATCAGCATTGAAAAGTGACAGCGAGCCAGCGCCGGTGTTGTGGATGTGCCACGACTGCGGTGGTGCAGATCAGCTATGCCCTCATGGGAACAGAGACGCACCTCTTTACACCTCACCGCCAACCCGTGAGTGGGTTGGGCTGACGGATAAAGACATTGACGACTGCTACTTTGCAGCGCGACAGCCGGACTTCGACATTTGGGCTTTTGCGCAGGAAGTCGAGGAAGTGCTCAAACAAAAGAACACTTGAATGGCAATCGTCGTGATTGACAAGTATCACAGTTGTGATATTATGAGCGTGTTGATTGATTGATCGACACCGACCCGGCGGTTCCGGGCGCTCCCAGGAGGGACACCAGATGCAAGTTCAGATCCAGATCAAAACCGTGTACGGCAACGTCACGTACTACCCGGTTAACGAAACGGCCAAGCGCTTTGCCACGATTGCCGGCACGAAGACACTCAGCGTCGCCACGATCAGAAACATCCAGGCACTTGGCTTTGCCGTCGAGTACGTCGACGCTCTTGCGTTCGCCCGCGTTTAAGTCTCAGGAAATATCACAATGCCTAAGTTTAATATGCTTCTCCGCGGCACCGAGCCGGTCGAAATCAGCTACACCCCGATCATCGTGATCGCCGGTAGCGTCGCCCACAAGCTCGCGCTCCACAAGAACCCGAGCGACGTGTGGGTCGTCAGCGATCCCAAGTCAGGCGCCAAGGTCTGCGTCGTTCACGGCCAGTACAAAGGCATCCGCACCAGCTCCCGCGGCCTGACCAAGCGCGAGCTCCGCATGTTCGCGGTCCACTCCGTCGAAATGATCATCAACCGCATCGGCAGCGACAAGTTCAACGAAGTGCTTGCCAATCCCAAACCTTTCTAAGGACTATAACAATGCTTACACTTGCAGACATCGACAGCATCGAGGGCGGCGAAGCCGACGAGCTTGAGTACTACAGCGCGATCCAGCGTGCGATCAACAGCGGTTCGTGGAGCCTGCAGGGCAGCTACGGCCGGACCATGATGGACGCGATCACAAGCGGCCATTGCCTGCTCGGCACCGATCGCGAGCGCGACTATTGGGGCAGCACGATCCCCAGCCGTTTCGACGTCAAGTCTGGCACCAAGGGCAGCTTCGAGTACGTCGCAGACGCCATGGGCAAAGACTGGGCCTACGCAATGGCAGACATCTAACCAACAGGAGATAACGACATGCAAACCTTAGAACAATTCATCGCAGACCAGCAGGCAGCCCTCGAGAAGAAGAAGCTTGAGCTCGAGGAGTTCGCAGCCCTCGGTCCCGTCCCCGGCCTCGACCCCTGGCTCATCTACGGCAAGCTCTACGGGTACCGCTCAATCGGCTTCAAGCTTGCCAACCTCGCCGAGTTCATCGAGTGGGCCAAGGCCAACTGCATACTCGTGAAGGCAATCGAAGGTCGTTACAAAACCTTCCGCCCAGAGATCCCGCAAACGCGTGACTACGAAGGTTCGCAGATCGTCGCCGAGGGCGATCTGTGCGTGACCTACTCGAGCATCATGCGCCGATTCAAGGTCGAGGTTTACGTCCCAGGATTTGAGATCCAATTCGAGATACCTGGCTACATCAGCGAACTCACGCCGCGGCCCGTGTTCCGTTCGTACCACCGAGACTTCACCGGCAATCAGAACATCGAGTCCTGGCAGAAGTCGGGCTACGGCGTGCGCCAATACCTGCGCGTCGGCGTCGACAAGCAGTCAGCGGACCTTGAGACGCTTTTGACCTGGGAGCAATTCGAGCAGTACTTTGAGGCCAAGAAGGAGGCCGCATGAATCGCTCGAGCGACCTCGTCTTGATTCTCGGTGGCGCCATGTTCGGCGCTGCATTTGCCACCACCTTGTTCTATTATTTATAGGAATATCACAATGCTTAACGCGCAAGATCTTTCAAAAGCAATCGCAGTCTTGAAAATGGTTTCTGATGTACCGTTCCAAACTATGGAGCCTAATCTGATTGGTAAGCTCAAGGCAGAGGCTTTTCTGGTTTCGCTCCCCCTTCAATATGCGCTTGAGCAAATTGCGGTGCAAGTCAAGCAAGAGAAAGAGCTTGCTCTTTGACATCACAATGCTTATACTTTGATCTTCGACAGTTTATTTAAATACTCCTTTAAGGACGAAACATGGAATCAATCACAATCACCCAACTCATCGCAGCGCGCATCGCAGCTAAACGCGCAGAGGACGCCGCGGTCGCCGAGCGTCGCCGGATCGACGACACCCTCGCAGAGCTTCTGAAAGACGCGACAAGGCCAGAGGGTTCAGTGTCCGCCAAGGCCGACGGCTACAAAGTCACTGTTACATACAAGATTGATCGCAAAGTCAACAGCGAGAAGTTAACCAGTGACTGGGCCAAGCTCCCAATCGACGTGCAGAACGCGTTCAAGTGGGCGGCAAGCCTGTCGGTCTCCGAGTTCCGCAAGCTTGAGAGCAAGGCGCAGGTCAGCGCGTCGCGCTATTTCGAGGCCAAGGACGCCTCGCCCTCCATCAAGATCGAGGCGGTTTAAACGCTTTGTAAGTATCACATTGATTATTAATGCCAGCAGGAGACACCATGGCAATCAAGCTAACTTCGACAAAAGACGCGGCCGCAATCAGCGGTCTTAAGTTCTTGGTTCACGGGCCGGCCGGAGCCGGCAAGACCTCGCTCTGCGCAACGACGGGCGAGCCCACCATCATCATCTCGGCCGAGTCGGGCCTGCTCTCGCTGCGCGGCTTCGACATCCCGGTCGTGGAGGTCAAGGACCTCGCCTCTCTTTACGAGGCCTACGACTTCGTGGCCAACTCGGCAGAGGGCCAGCAGTTCAAGTGGATCTGCCTCGACTCGATCTCGGAGATCGGCGAGGTGGTCCTGAACAACGAGAAGAAAGTCGCCAAGGACCCGCGCCAGGCCTACGGCGCGCTCGCCGAGAAGATGACGGACTTGATCCGCGCCTTCCGCGACCTGCCCGGCCGCAACGTGTACTTCTCCTGCAAGCAAGAGCGAGCCAAGGACGAGCAGTCGGGGGCGATGCTGTACTTCCCCAGCATGCCCGGCAACATGCTCAAGCAGGGCGTCGGCTACTTCTTTGATTTTGTGTTTGCGCTACGCGTGGAGCGGGATGCCGATGGCAACCCTACCCGCTGGATGCAAACCCAGCGCGACTTCAACTACGAGGCCAAGGATCGCTCCGGCAGCCTCGACATGTTTGAAGCACCCGACTTGTCGGCAATCGCCCGCAAGGTCACCGCCTCAACCGCCAATTAATCCTGAAAGGACACCCATCATGGCGATCTTAGACTTTGATATCAATAGCGTTGAAAGACGTGAATCCAACTACGAGCTTCTGCCTGCCGGCTGGTACGCAGCGCAGATTGTGGAGTCCGAAATTGTGACGCTTGCTTCCGGCAACGGACAGGCCCTTAAGCTTACGTTTGAGGTCTTAGCGCAGGGTTACCGCAATCGCAAACTCTGGGCACGCTTGAACATCAAGCACAACAGCCCCAGGGCCGAGGGTATCGCCAAGCAGCAGCTCCGCGAGCTTTGCGAGTCGATCGGTCTGGCCTCCCTGCCCGACTCCACCATGCTCCACTACAAGCCCGTGCAGATCCGCGTGAAGATCCGCAAGGACGACACCGGCAAGTACGAGGACCAGAACGAAATTGCGGGCTACAAGCCACTGGGCGGCAGCGAGGAGCACAATCAGTCAATCCAAAAAGCCGTCTTTAGCCAACCTGCATCGCAGCCATCGGCCGCTAGTCAAGCCCCTGCCGTAGCACCTTGGCTTAGAAAGTCAGCTTAAATATCACAATGATGTAGGCGAAAGCGGATGCTGTTGAAGTTTGACGGACGCAGCGAGTAGCCAATCACCAACCAGGAGATCTTATGGATCAGCAAGCAGTGTTCAGCATCAAGATGGTCGCGGGCGGAGTCGAGCTCGTATTGAAAGCTCTCAATGAGCTGCCTCACGGGGCCGTACGCGGCCTCTACGACGAGATCGCGGGTCAGTACGCGTATCAGGTCCAGCAGTTGCAGCAAGCGGCTCAGAAGGCTGAAGAATTACCCGTAACCCAAACCGAGGAGTCGCAGTCGTGAGCACCACCCGTATTTATACCGTTAGTTCAGAAGAAGAGTTTTACCTAGTCGAGGCGTCGACCAAGCAGGCAGCCCTGCGCCACATCGCCAGCCGTCGATTCAACGTCGGCGTCGCAACACCGAAAGTGATCGTCGCAGCCATGAGCGATGGCGTGAAGGTCGAGGTCGCAGGCGACGCGCTAGACCTGGTAGAGCAGGCCCAGGCAGCGTGAATGTGCAGGCCCGCAAGGGCCTGTATCGGTAAGGGACCGCCCTTACCCATACAACGACCGGAGCACATCCCATGGCAGCATTGCCCGAACCCAACCACAGCATCTCGTCACTTATTTACAAAGCCTACGAAACCGACAATAAAGACAGCCGCCGCCCTCATCTTGGCGCAAGCTTGATCGGCCATCACTGTGAACGCTATCTTTGGCTCACTTTCCGCTGGGCAGGGGGCAAAGCATTTGACGGCCGCATGCTCCGGCTCTTTGAAACCGGCCAGCTCGAAGAGCAGCGCTTGGTGCGGAATCTTCGGCGCATTGGCGTAGAGGTTAAAGATACTGACCCAGACGGCAAGCAGTGGCGCGTGAGCGCAGTTAATGGTCATTTTGGCGGCTCGATGGATGGCATCGCTAAAGGCATCCCGGAAGCTCCTAAAACTTGGCACGTTCTGGAATTTAAGACCCATAACGAAAGGTCGTTCAAGGATCTGGTCGGCAAGGGCGTGCGGGCAGCCAAGCCCCAGCACTTCGCGCAGATGCAGATCTACATGGGCCTGGCGGAGATGAAGCGAGGCCTGTACATGGCGGTCAACAAGAACGACGACGCGGTCTACACCGAGCGTGTTGAGTTCAACGAGGAAGAGTTCAATCGTTTGCTAGAGCGCGCAGAGCGCGTAGTACGCGCAAACGAGCCCCCGCTTAGAATTAGTAACGATCCGGCGTGGTGGCAGTGCAAGACGTGCAACTTTTACGAACAATGCCACAGCACTGAGATGCCAGACGTAAGCTGCAGAACCTGCGCGCATTCAACACCAATTGAATATAACGGTGAGTGGCAATGCGAGGCGTTTGAAATGGAGGTTGGCTACCTTGCTCAATTGGAGTCGGATAAGTGCCCGTCTCACCGTTACATACCTATGTTCTTTGAACGGTTTGCAACGCAGTCGGGATATCACAATGGTGACGTCGAGTACACCCTTCACGAGAGCAAGACGATCTTTAAGAACGGCGAATCGCCCGACGCATTCTCAAGCGTCGAGATTAAAGCGTGCGTGCAAAAAGAGTCGCTTGGCGGATCGACAGGCGCGTTCAAAGCGCAGCTTGCTGAAGCTGGCATACCGGGAAAGGTGATTTCATGAAGCTTCGCGATTACCAATCCCGTGCGCTCGACACCCTCTGGGAGTGGTTCAAGAAGCACGGCGACGGCAACCCCATCATGGACGCCTGCGTCGGCGCCGGGAAGTCGCTGATGATCGCAGCGCTCGCGCAGCGCGCAGACGCTGAGCACCCAGGCACGCGCGTGCTCGTGCTCGTGCATCAGAAGGAACTCCTCGAGCAGAACTACCTCAAGCTGCTGGCCGTGTGGCCAGACGCTGACGTGGGGCTCTATAGCGCCTCTGTAGGCAAGAAGCAGCTCAACCGGCAGCTTACCTACGCCACGATCGGATCGATCCACCAGGACGCTTACAAGCTCGGCCGCGTGGACATTGTGCTGGCCGACGAGTGCCACCTGATCAACCCGAAAGAAGTCGGCATCTGGCGCCGGTTCCTGAGCGAGCTAGCAGTCACGAACCCGCACACCCGTGTGATCGGATGGACCGGCACACCCTTTCGCGGCAACTGGGTTTGGCTCACCGCAGGTAAGGAGGCGCTCTTCTCGCACATTGCGGCCAAGGTCGGTATGCGCGAGCTGATCGACCTCGGATTCCTGGCGCCGCTCATCCCTGCCCCGACGCTTGCCAAGATCGACGCAAGCAGCGCTCGAGTCGTCAATGGCGACTACGTCGTCTCGGACATCGAGAAGGCCGCCATGAGCAATGACCTTGTGCGCAGGACGTGCGCCGAGATCGTCAGCCTCGCGGCCAATCGCAACCGCTGGCTCGTGTTCGCAGTGTCGATCGATCACGCTGAAAGTGTGGCCGAGGAGCTCGGCATGCTCGGCATCAACGTGGCAATGGTCTCGAGCAAGACGCCAAAGGCTGAGCGCGAAGCACTGATCGATGACTTCCGCAGCGGTCATATCAAGTGCCTGGTCAACGTCGCCGTACTGACGACCGGGTTCGACGTGCCCGAGGTGGACTTCATCGCGCTGCTGCGGCCCACCAAGTCGCCCGTCTTGTACGTCCAGATCGCAGGCCGCGGTATGCGGTGCGTGGGCGCAGACATCTGGGAGTCCACCGCAAACGGCAAGGCCGACTGCATGTGGGCTGACTTCACCGACACGACCCTCGAGATGGGGCCGGTCGACCAGATCCGCGGGCGCAACCCGAAGAGGAAAAAGCACGGGGCGGCACCGGTCGTGATCTGCGAGGCGTGCGGCAGTCAGAACAAGCTCGGCTCCCTTACCTGCTCAAGCTGCGGTCATGTGCTCAAGGAGATCGATGAGCGCACGCCCAGCATGCACACCGACGAAGCGTCGAACGCCGCAATCATGTCGACGCAACTGGAAAAGCGCTTCGATCGGGTCCAGGTCACCGAGGTCCGGTACTACAAGCACGACAAGAAGGAAGGCACGCCGAGCCTGCGCGTCGAGTACTTCAGCGGACTGGTACGCGCGGCCAGCGAGTGGGTCTGCTTGTCGCACGCGGGCTATCCACGCGGCAAGGCCGAGGTCTGGTGGCAGCGTCGGTCAAACATCGATGCGATCCCGCGGAACGTGGACGAAGCAATCGAGTGGCTTGATTACGACCAGTCGATCCTGCGCGTTCCGGTCTCTATAACGATCACAAAGAATAACGGTTACCCAAACATTGTTGCCCATCACTGGGAACAGGAGATTGCTGCATGAATGAAGAAAGACAACGCATTGAGCACTTGCGAGGAGTCCTCGCTGATCTGATGAGGACGTTGCCGCGGCGCATGGTGTACTTCTCAATCGAGCGCGGGCGTCAGGCCAAAGCGGCTTACCCGAAGGCCGAGAAGGTGGTAAAGAAGCCGAACCCGACTGAGCATGAACTTCATAGCGCTATAACTCTTTTGAGGTGAGCATGGGCAAAGCTGAATGGAGAAAGATGCTTGAGTATCACCGCGGGCAGGTTGCCCTGCTGCAGGCCATGCCGCCGTCGTGCTCTAGCTGTTCGCACTACACGTCTCGCGACCGAATGTGCGCGAAGTTCAACGCCGCTCCGCCCGAGGACATCATGCTCGACGGATGCGATGAGTGGGATATGGATTCAATACCGTTCTGAGGAAGAGAGCTATGCAAGCACAAGAACTATTGGAGAAAGCGCGAAAGCATATGCAAGACCGTGCTGCAACTTATGACAAGCCCGAAGGCGAGCGAAGCATGCAGAGGACGGTCGATGCGTTCAACATCATCACCGGCCGAGACCTCACTGCATCCGAGGGTTGGCTACTGCTACAAATTCTGAAAGACGTGCGCGATCGCCAGCGCAGCCTGCCGCACACGGACAGTCTTGAGGATTGCATTGCCTATGCCGCACTTAAAGCAGAAGCAAGATTGATGGAGCAGTCATGAGCTATGACGAAGTATTAACTGAGCGCGAGCTATGTGCAATTTCAGGAATTGGACAAAAAGAATTGCTCAAACGCTGGCTCAGTCAAAACAGCATTCCCTTTCTCTTGGCTCACAGCGGATGGCCAAGGGTTCATTGCAAAGCACTTGAAAGAGCTATGGGTGTATCAACGCATAGTAGTCAGCCTAAGAAGGTCGAATTTAACTTTGACGCGATCAAATGAAGCGCATTCCTCATTTTCATGAAAAGCAAGGCGTAAACAAGGCCGGTAAGAAATGGGTTGCCTACTATCATGTTGCGAAAGTCGAGGGTAAGGCAAAGTGGATCAGCCTCGGCACAGACCGAATTGAGGCGCTTAGGAAATGGGCGGAGCTTGAGAAGCGCGCTGCTCCTATAGAGACCGGAACGTTTGATGCAGTTGTCAATCAGTTTATGGAATGGTTTAAAAAAGAAGTTGAAGATGGGCGCAATGCGATGCGTACCTACGAAGACCGAACGACTTACTTCAAGAACCTTAGTCCGGTATTTGGCAACAAACCCTTTGAAGCTATTGAGTCTACCGTTGTAAGAACTTATATCGATCGACGTAGCGCAAAGATAACGGCAAAGAAAGAAATGCGGTTTTTATCAGTTGTTTGGAACTGGGCCAAGGAGCGCGGCATCGTCTCAAAGCCAAACCCAGTGGCGGGCGTTCGCATGCCGAAGGAAACCGGCCGATCCATTGAAGTTAAACCGCATGAGTACTGGCTTGTGTGGGAGTGTGGCGACCAGCTAGTCAAAGACACGCTAGAGCTTGCCGCCAGGCTTGGTACAAGACCGACAGAGGTCTTTGGTATTGAATGGCGTAACGTGGACCTGGAAGGAACCCC